AATTCTTATTCACCTACTTTAACAGGTGGTAATGCTTCTGGAACATGGGGAATTAGCATTACCGGTAATTCAGGTACTGTTAATCATAATCAAAATAGAACAGATGGATCTGCTTATGCTGTATTATGGGGTAATAACGCTGGTACCACGGCAGCTTATTCATGCGCTGCTGTAACTATTCAGTCAGATGTCGGTATGTTATCTGCTTCAAGACTATACGCTGGGCAGTATATATTCCCAGCTACTAACTTTAGTCCATCAGCGGCACCAAGATCAACCACTGAACCTATGTCGATAAAGATGTGGAATAACTATTTCAATGGTACTGGACTTGGTAGTGATTATGGGACTGTTCTTGAATACAATGGAATGTCAGGTCATGTTGACTCACAAGTGTATTTTGATGCGGCAGGTGGATCTTGGTATAGATCGGCCTCGTATAATAGTGGTTGGCAAGGGTGGCAAAGATACGTAACAGAAGGATCTACTTGGAATATAAGTATAACTGGTAATGCCGCAAATTCTACTTACGCTGAATACACTAGATGCTATGTTAGCAGAACAGATGGGTCTTCTTATGGAGTTGTTTGGAATAATGGCAGTAACTACTCGCCAAATTATATATGTGATGATGTAAGAATCACATCTAGCACCGCCACATTAGGAGCAAAATCATTCGTAGCGACGCCGGCGTTAAACCAATTAGGTTTAACAGTGAATCACGGAGGTGGAACCGGAGCTCCAGCAGCCAAGTTTAATTCAGCAGGAGGAGGAACAACCTACGGAGCTAATACAGTCACAATAGACGGTTGTAATTATGGTTCTGGTTTAAAAATAGTAACAAACCTTTGGAGCGCAAGTCAACAGGCTGTGCAATTTACTGGCCCAACAACAACAGTGGGTAGTATTACATGCACTACATCCGCCACATCGTACAATACATCTTCTGATTATAGACTTAAGGAGAATGTTACGCCAATCGAATTTTCTATAAATAGATTAAAAGAACTAAATCCTTGTAGATTTAATTTCATTAATGATCCACATAAAACAGTTGATGGTTTTATAGCTCACGAAGTACAAGAAATAGTGCCAGAAGCTGTCACAGGAGAAAAAGATGAACTAGATTACGACGGTTCTCCTAAATACCAGGGAATCGATCAATCAAAAATAGTTCCTTTGTTGACAGCAGCGTTACAGGAGGCTATAGCAAAAATAGAATTATTGGAACAAAGAATAAATATTTTAGAAAACAAGTAATTATAAAATTAAAACAAAAATAAAAATGAAAACAATAGAATCAATATCAATTTGGGATAATGGAACAGTTCAGGAAGCAACTGTATTGAATGCGTTTGCTACCAATGTAACATTAAACACTTCAGCAACGTTTTACTACTGTTTAATGAGTCAAAATCCAAACGGACTTATAGGAACTCAATTAGCGCAGGGTAACTTAACTATGACAGGAGAAGCCTACACTGATTGGACAGTAGATAACTATGCTTGGGATTGGATAGCTGAACAATTAAATCTTGTAATCACAGGTGAATATGTTCCACCAGTTCCACCAGAAACGATTCCAGAACCTATTGTTGAATAAGTTATTTTAATATAATGGCAAAAGCAAAGAACGAATCTATTAAGTTAGAGAAAAAAAAGATAAGTAGACCAGGCGTTCATGCTAAGTCAAAAACATCAAGTTTAAAAGAGTCTAAGAATTATAAGAAATCATATAAAGGACAAGGAAGATAATGAAATATATTAATTACATAATAACGTCTCTATTGTTACTCTTTGTCCCGATATATGGTTTACTAATATCTGTTGGAGCGGCTATATTGTTAGACACTTTTACAGGAATATTTAAAAGTATAAAATTAGAAGGTTGGTGTAGTATTAGAAGTAGAAAACTATCAAATGTAATAAGTAAAATGGCTTTATATGAAGTCTGTATATTATTACTATTTGTTATAGATAAATTTGTGTTAAATGAATTTATAAAACATGCGTTTGGTTTTGATTTTATGTTTACTAAAATATGTGCTATAGTTTTAATTTTTATAGAACTAGTGTCCATAAAAGAAAACATAGAAGCGACTTTTAAGATAGACATTTGGAAACTACTTAAAGACTTATTTAATAGAGCTAAAGAAATTAAGTCTAGTGTAAACGAAATAACTAATTAATGACTACTCAACAAATAACCAAGAAATACGGAACTCCAAATGAGACAGGTAAAGGGTATTTAGTAAAAATACAATTACCTTATCCAATGAGATTAGCCTGGGATACGGATACTGTTGTGAATAGTATAATGTGTCATAAGTTGGTTGCTGATAACTTCTTATCGGTATTTAATGAGATACATAGAGTATATGGTTATGAAAAAATAAAAGAGCTAGGTATTGATTTATTTGGCGGTTGTTTTAACTATAGAAAAATGAGAGGCGGTAATTCATGGTCGACACATTCTTGGGGTATAGCGATTGACTTAGATCCAGCTAGAAACCTTTTAAAAGAAACATCAAAGACCGCTAGATTCGCAAGACCTGAATATAAGCCCATGATTGATATATTTTATAAACATGGGTTTGAGTCATTAGGTAGAGAAAAGAATTATGATTGGATGCACTTTCAAATAAAACAATAATGAAAAAAATACTTATAATATTAGTATTATTGATTACATCTTGCGCTTCTAGAAAAGTAGACGTTTCAAAATCAACAGTAGAAACAAAAGTAGATAGTTCTGTTGTGGTTAAAGTAGACGGAACTTACGTTAAAGAAGTTAATGTTGCTGTAATAGAAACTGCAGAGGAGTTAGAGTATAAGCCCTTAGACAGTCTGAAACCAATGGTTATTGACGGGAAGTCTTATATCAACACTGTTGTAAAGTCAAAGAAAAAAAAGATTGTTAAAGTAGATAAAACCAAAGATATCGCTAGAGTTTCTTCTGTAAAAAAGTTAAATGTAAAAAGAGAAGATTCTAAGAAAACGTTTGTTAAGAATATTGATAAGAAAGCAAACTACTGGATGTATCTTTGGTTATTAATACCAGTTATTATTATATGGTTACTAGAGAAATACGGAGGTAGGTTGTTTCCTTTTATAAAGTAAAAACTTCACTATTCGTGTAATATATAAACTATATCAATTAAATTAAATAAAATTATGTCAGACGCTATAGTCAAAAATTTAAGTTTTGGAAAAGATGCCAGTGATAAAGTGTTTGCTGGTATAGAGAAACTAGCAAAAGCAGTTAGTTCAACACTTGGAGCTAGTGGTAAGTGTGTTCTTTTAGAAGATAGTTCTGGAAGACCAGTTATAACAAAAGACGGTGTTTCAGTCGCAGATTCAGTAATATTACTAGATCCTGTAGAAAACATGGGAGCAACGTTATTAAAAGAAGCAGCTAGAAAAACAGTGAGAGAAGCTGGAGATGGTACAACTACTGCTACAGTTCTTGCTCATGCAATTCTATCTAATGCTTACGCGATAGAAAAACCAAACGCTAGAGAAATTAAAGAAGGTATAAACTCTGCTGTAGATGAAGTACTGAAATACTTAGACACTATATCTATTAATGTAGATGACGACATGCTAGATCAGATAGCTACTATATCTACTAACAACGATGTTGTATTAGGTAAATTAGTTGGAGATGCTTTTAGATCAGTAGGAAATACAGGAATTGTTATGATGGAAACATCGGCAGATCCTGATTGTAGTTTACAGATAGTTGAAGGTGTTCAGTGTAATATGGGATTAACAAATTCTCATTTTATTACCAATCACAAGAACAAAACTTCTGAACTAGAGAATCCTTTAGTATTACTAGTTGAATCTCCAGTAGATAGTATAAGACAAATACAATCAGTATTAGAATATGTTATAAAGAATAACAAGTCTTTATTGATTATCGCTGATTTAGATCAAGTGGTATTATCTACACTAGCGATGAACAAGTCCAAAGGTAACATAAAGGTGAATGTAATAGACGCACCTACTTTTGGTATAAACAGAAAAGAGATATTTGATGATTTAGCTTTGTTAACAGGAGCTACTTTGATCAACGAAGATTTAGGTGATGATTTAGATTTGATACAACCAGAACATTTAGGTACATGTATTAAAAGTATAACAAATCACGAAGAAACTATTTTACACGTTGGAGAAACTCCAGAGGATGTATTAGAAATAATAGATGATATTAAAGGACAACTGTCAGGAGATAATCCTAGTCATGTTGTTATAAAGTTAGAAAAAAGATTAGCAAGACTTACAGCTAAAATTGCTGTAGTAAAAGTTGGTGCTAATTCAGAAATAGAATTAAAAGAAAAAGCAGATAGAATAGAAGACGCTATATGTGCAACTAAAGCCGCTATTAAAGAAGGTATAGTTCCTGGTGGCGGAATAGCTTTACTAGATGCTTCTTACAATATAATGCCTAACAGTTTAGGAGAAGAGATATTATTAAACTCTATTAGAGCGCCATTTAATAAGATATTAGAAAACGCCGGTGTAGAAGCTACTCCCGAAGATATTATCATAAGAAAACCTGGTTATGGTTTAAATGTAATAACAGGTAAAACAGTAGGTATGATTAAAGCAGGTATTATTGATCCTTTATTGGTGACTAAAAGCGCTTTGAGAAACGCTGCTTCTGTAGCTACAACGATTCTTTCAACTGATTGTGTAATTAATAACTTAAGAGCATAATGAAAGCAGTAGGAAAAAATCTAATCATACAGAAGATTAAAGAAGGTGTTAAGGAGACAAAAGGAGGACTTCTATTGGCAGAAAAACAGCGAGAGGATATAAGATATGTCGAAGCAAAAGTTTTTAAGATAGGAGATGAAGTAGTAGGTGTTAAAGAAGGTGATACTATTTTCTTTGATAGACATGCTGGTCATAAGATTGAATATGAAAAGGAAACTTATCATATTATAAAATTAGGAGATGTTGTAGTTGTGTTATGAGTCGTTTAGAACCATCAGACATAAAAGATATTGGTTTATTAAAGCATTACAGAATTATTAGAAAGTGGGCTTGTAAAAATAATAACCTAACTGATGCAGATTTAGAATTACTTATACACTTTGATTGTATGGAGTTCTTTACTAAGCAAGATTTTAAAATAGGTACTTACTCATATAGTTGGAACAATAGGCGCTGGAACGATTTGTTGAAAGAGGGTTGGATAACGGTTTGGAGAGAACGAAACCATACCACTCAAAAATATAACATATATAAAGTTTCTTTCAAGTGCAAACAACTAATAAGTAGAATGTACCGAATTATGCTTGGGATAGAAGATATACCTACTAGTCATAGAAACTCTATTATGAGTGGTAAGACTTATTCAGACACAGTAATGATAACTGCAATAGAAAATACTAATAAAGATAAAACAAGGAATAATAACAATATTAATAAATAACAAAGATGGATTACAACCAAATAAGTCCAAGTGCTTTTACAAATCAAAACACGATAGGTAGTGTATTTGGTCAGACTATGCCTGGAACTTTCAACAGAAATATTCAGCCAGCGGAATCTCAGATCACAGTAGATCCAATGACTGGTAGAACTATAGATCCAACAGCGGATCAAAGTGCTTCTGCTCCAGTACCACCTCCAACAGGTGTTCAAACAAATATTACACCTAACTACGAATTAAACACTCAATAATTATGAAATTAAACGCAGTAAAACATCCTATGACAGCTTTTGACAAAGAAGCTGCTTTATCTGGGGTAGGAGCAAACGCTATATGGGATGGTCCTTTAGATACTACAGCATTGCCTAAAGGCAAGGGATCAAGTAGCGGTAAAGACGGTATTATTTTAAATAATATAAAACCAGAATATAATCCACAACCTATTACTCAAAAAGCTAAACCTAAATTCTAATAATATGTCTTTAGGATTAGTTAGAAAAAATAGTAGTTCTCCATTCATGCTACAAAGAAGCATGGTAGATCAAGGTGGAGAAGGAGGAGCATATGAATCTGGTGGTTTTAATCCAGATACAGTATACAGTGACAATGGTGCCGCTAGTGCTATTGTTGGTATAGGTAAAACAATGGGTTCTTCTTTAGCGTCTAGAACTTCTGAAGATAATAATAAAGATAATGAAAAGAAATCTGCTCGTTTACAAAGAAGAGCGGTTAAGACAGAGTCTAAGAAGCAAGAAGCTATAAAATCCGGCGATGTTAACAAAGCCGAGAGAATGAAAGATAGAGGAGAGAGAGTAGAGACTAGGTTAAAGAGTACTAATGAAGAAATAAAAAAGTATAAAGAATCAAAAAAACCTACTTTAACATCCGACATCGTTGTTGATAGTAAAAAAGAAGTTAAAAAGCAAAGTACTACAGCTACTGATGTGTCTAGTAATGATTGGAGAAAAAGCATATTAGGTTGGGACAAAACTAGAATTGTGTAAAAATAAAAAAAATAAAACATCATGGCAATTAAAAAGAAAATCGCAGAAAAAGCAACTGGAGAAAAATACGCTTCTAAAGCAGCAATGGCTAAACACGAAAAGAAAGAGTCTAAGTCTATGCAGAAAAAAGAAATGGTAAAAGGTAAGTCTCCTGCTAAAATGAAAAAATGCTAATATGGCATTTATAATGAAGGGAGCGCCTTATATTAGTAGCAACACCCCAATTTATAGTGTCGATATGGACGATAATGTTTTAGGTATGGCTCAGAATAATGGATCTATACTAATAAACAAAAACATTTCCCCGCTAGAATTAAAGAAAAGCAAAACAATAGAACATGAGATGGTTCATTTAGATCAAATGAAAAGAGGAGATCTAGATTATACTGATTCTGACGTTCTTTGGAAAGGAAAGAAATATCCTAGATCTTCTATGAAAGAAGGAGCAAAGAATCTACCTTGGGAAAAAGAAGCTTATTCTAAACAAGGAAAAAAGGTGAAAAATAAATAATACATGTAATATTAATAATAAACAACAACTAATAAAATGGCTTACAAACAAACACCAGGTAGAGGAAATGGTCCTAAAACTGGGCATGGACTTCCGTCAGCATTAAAACAAATAGATAAAGAAGGAAACCCTTCTGGATATAATCCAAAGTCTTCTCCAGTTCCTAACACTGAGAACAAGGGTAAGTTTGAGAAAGTTTTAGACAGAACTAAGACAGATATTTTTTTAAGAGGTGGTGATAAAAAAATTATTAAATCAGCTAGAATAGGTTCTAAAGAAGCCGATGCTATAGAAAGTGATTTCAACAAGGCTAAAAAATACACTGAAACTAGAAGAGAAGAAAACTTAAACTTTTTAAAGTCTAGAATGAACACTGGTGAAGTTGCTGATAAAAACATAAAATCACCAATGAAACAATTAGTAGGCAAGAAAACTGCTTATGATATCAAAGAGGCTAGTAATCAAAAACTAAAACCTAGCGCTAGAAAACATTATGCAGAAAATGCACAAGCTTCAATGAAGAATAAAAAATAATAAACAAGTATAAAACAAAAAACAATCAAATGAAATTAAAAAAAATGGCAGAAACAAAAAAGATTACAGCGGAACAATTAGAAACTCTTGTTAAAAATCAAAGAGAACTTAATCAGATTTTAGTTAACGTAGGAGTGTTAGAATCACAGAAACACGGATTATTACACCAATTAGCAGATGTTAATAAAGACATCGAAGGTTTTAAATCTGAGTTACAAGCGCAGTACGGATCTATTAACATCAACTTAGAGGACGGTTCTTATACTGAAGCCGAAGAAGAGATTAAGCAAGCAGAAGCATAATTATGGATGCTGTTATTAGAAAGATAAGTATAGGAACTGACTATAAGAATGAAGCGATGCATTATTCAATCGGTCAGCAAGTATACGGTGGTCACGAAATTGCTTAT